TTTAATTGCGTTTATTCAAATTATGTGGAGGCGAGCAAAGACGTTCGCGTTGGCGTGAGGAAAGGTCCAATCGTTGCGGCTTTTACGGTTGACCTGCTTAGGATGCCCTATTTTTTTGCGGATCGTGACGCGACGGCTTTGGCGAACGATGGCAAGCGCAAGCGGATTTTTCACATTGTCCGCACCCACAAGCGGATTTTCAAAAACGGGGCATCAACTTATGTGAAATCGCACTTCCGTGGCCTTCGGAAGTTTGTCTGGAACGCTCACCAAATAACTATCTCAATGCCGGGAAAACATCACGCCGACTTGCTTGATGCTGATATGGGCGCTTACGACACGGACGCGCCGGACCAGCCTGACCAAGCCTATGTCACGCCAGGGGCGGTGGGAAAGCAATTATCCAAGCATTTGGAAGCTTAGTCGCTTCGCATGGCACGGAAACGACACAAACCCAAGGGCGCAAAAATGACCCTCGCGATCAACCACGGGCACGACAGAGCGGAAATGGTCCGGGACTCGGACCCTGCCGGGAACGTGGTGGCCCACGCGATCAACCGGACGCAGACCGCCGTTGACCGGCTGCGGGCCGAAGGGATCATCGAGCCTTACCAATGGCGGGCCGCGTGCGATCTCGCCGCGCTATGGCGCAGGGCACGCCCGGTGCCCGACGTGGTGGCAATCGATCCGGCCAAGGTGGGCCGCGGCTATGGCGAGTCAGATCCCGAGCCCAGCGCCGATATTGCCCTGCGACGCTTGGCCCGTGCGATCGGAACGCCGCGCTGGGTGGTGATCGAGCGGCTCGTTTACGACGATCTCGATCCTTGCGAATGGGGCGCGCGTCTAGGGTTGGATGGCTTCGCCCTGACCCGCGATGCGCTCGACGCACTGGCGCGGGAGATGGGGTTGGCGTGATGGCAAGAATTGACATCCCCGGGACCGACGTGCTACAAGGGTTTTGGATAGTTTTACGTTAGCAACGCCAGCGCCGGCCCGTCACCTGCGGGTCGGCGTTTCTATTCGACCGTTGACATCGCAGCGAAAAACCGCATCATCACCCCTGCCACCCGTGACTTCAAATTCTGGAGCGCGGGTTTTTTGTTGCCGACCTGGATGGGACTAAGTGGCTAAAGCACCGGCTGAAATCAGATCATTGGCCCGCAAGCACACCGCGACGGCGCTCAATACCCTTGCCGGAATTATGAGAGAGAAGAAATCACCCCCCGCGGCTCGCGTGATGGCGGCCAACGCACTCCTGGATCGCGGCTGGGGCAAGGCCCCGCAAAGCATCGAGCACTCGGGCGAAATCGAGTTGACAACCATTGAACGCCACATCGTCGATCCTAAAAACGCGTGAGCGCGTTGAAGGGATGACTATTATAAGGTAGCATACGGCAGCACAAAGGAGTTGCCATATGCCATACCTCGAAACCAAAAAATTACCTGGTCGTCAGCGCAATCGCCCGCTTAAGGACTATGCGGGCGAGCGGTTTGGAAGGCTTGTTGCTGTTCGTTTGGTCGAGCGCGACGCAAAGCAGAATAACCATGTTTGGCTGTTCAAATGCGATTGTGGGAAGGATAAGTCGGCCCGCATCAAAACCGTTAGGGGCGGTCACACAGCGTCTTGCGGATGTTTGTTTTCGGAGAGTTTGGCCGCGCGGAACACCAAGCATGGATTGTCTCGGGCGGCATTGCGAGAATATCGCTCGTGGAAAGACATGCGAGCTCGCTGCAACAACCCAAACGACAGTGACTACGCCAACTACGGTGGGCGCGGAATTTCTGTCTGCGAGAGGTGGGATGATTTCGCAGCATTCTACGCTGACTTGGGGGCACGGCCCACCGACCACACGCTTGATCGGGTTGATCCCAACGGCAATTATGAACCGCAAAATTGTCGATGGGCGAATGCGGGTGTTCAGGCCAACAACAAACGCAGCAACCGCAGGATTACCATCGGTAGCGAAACCAAGACACTCCAGGAATGGTGTTGCCACTTCGGCGTCGGACACTCCAAGGTTCGATATCGGCTGGCACAGGGTTGGCCCATCGAAAGAGCCTTTAGTTCGGAGGACTTCCGTCAGTGAGCGAGACGCTTAAAATACCGACGGCGAAAGTCTTCGTACCCTTGTTGGCGCCTGCGCGCTACAAGGGTGCATGGGGGGGGCGATGGCTCCGGCAAGTCACACTTCTTCGCCGAACTGGCCATCGAACGGTGCCTGATGCACCCCGGAACTCGCATCGTCTGCGTCCGCGAGGTCCAACGGTCGCTCAAGGAATCGGTCAAGCGGCTGATCGAGGATAAGGTCGCGGCGCTCAAGGTCGAATCCCTGTTCGGCATCTTGCATGACCGGATCGACACGCCGGGCGGCGGCACGGTGTTGTTCCAAGGCATGGCGGACCACACCGCGGATTCGGTCAAATCGCTGGAAGGTTTCGATGTGGCATATGTCGAGGAAGCCCAGACCCTGACGGCACGGTCGCTTGAGTTCCTGCGCCCCACCATCCGCAAGCCGGGTTCGGAACTGTGGTTTTCGTGGAACCCTCGGGCCGCCAGTGATCCGGTGGATATGTTGCTGCGCGGCCCTGAACCGCCACCCGATGCCGTCGTGGTGCGGTCGTCCTATCAGGACAACCCTTTCTTCCCGGGCGTCTTGAAAGATGAACGGCTCTACGACAAGAAAACCAGCCCGGACCGCTACGGCCACATCTGGGACGGCGACTATGAGCCGTCCGTGGTCGGCGCGATTTGGAACCGCGCCAATCTGAACGAGCATCGCCGCGACAGGGCGCCGGTCATGGGCCGAATCGTGGTCGCTGTGGATCCCGCCGTGTCGTCAGAGGCCGGTTCGAACGAGCACGGCATCATTGTCTGTGCCGAGGGCGAAGACGGCCGTGGTTACGTGATCGACGACGCCACGACGAAGGGCGCACCGCGACAGTGGGCCGACCGCGCAATCGCGATGTTCGACAAGCACGACGCCGACGCCATCACGATCGAGATCAACCAGGGCGGCGATATGGTTAGACATACGCTCGAAAGCGTGCGGCCCGGCCTGCCGATCGTCGAGGTCAGGGCGACCCGCGGCAAGCACGTCAGGGCCGAACCAATCAGCTCGCTCTACAGCCTAGGGCGGATAAGCCACGTCGGGGCGTTCCCCGAACTTGAGGATTCCATGTGCCAGATGACCGCTGCCGGCTATGAAGGCCAAGGCTCACCGGATCGCGTCGATGCGCTGGTATGGGGCATGACCGAGCTGTTCCCGTCGATCACGCGGAAAAAGGTGCCGCCGGCACCAACGGTCGAGCGCGTGCCGGTTAGTCATGGATGGATGGGTGCGTGATGGCCAAAGACGACGACCTTCTCAAAGAGGCTCGCGAGGCTTTCGAGCTGGCCAGCGATGCCGAAGAGGAAAACCGCAAGCTGTCGCTCGACGATCTGCGGTTCGCGCGTCTCGGCGATCAGTGGCCGGATCAGGTTTTGCAGCAACGGTCGCGCGAGGGTCGGCCGGCACTGACGATCAACAAGATGCCGGCTTTCATTCGTCAGGTGGTCAACGACGCCCGTCAGATGCGCCCGCAGATCAAGGTCCGGCCCGTCGATAGCAACGCCGACCCGGAGACGGCCGAGGTAATGAACGGCCTGACACGCTCGATCGAACAACAGTCAAACGCCGATCTGGCCTACGACACCGCGGCTGACTTCGCGGTCACGATGGGGTTCGGTTATTTTCGCGTCGATGTTGATTACGCGCACGACGACACGTTCGACCAGGACATCAGAATCAAGCGCATCGACGATCCGTTCTCGGTCTATGCCGACCCGCACGACCGAGGCGCGGACAGCTCGGAATGGAACTCCGCCTTCATCGTCGAGTCGATGGCTACCGACGCTTTCGAGGCACGGTACAAGGGCGCCGAGAAGGTTGACTGGGACGAAACCGGTTACGCCGGACTCGGCCAGCCATGGTTCGACGGCGAAAAGGTGATGGTCGCCGAATGGTGGCGCCGCGAAGAGGCCCCACAAGAGGTCGTCCGGCTCACTGATGGCACGGTGATGGACGCGGACCGGTTCGCCGAGCTGTCGTGGATGTTCGAGCCATCGGGAATCACGGTGGTCGATACCCGGACGGTCAAGTCGCACAAGGTCACGCATCACGTCTTGACCGGGGCTGAGGTGCTGGAAACCACCGAATGGGCGGGCCGCTACATCCCAATCGTCCCGGTCTACGGCGAAGAGGTCAATGTTGAGGGCCGGCGCTATTTCCGCTCGCTGATCCGCGATGCCAAGGACGCGCAGCGGATGGTGAACTACTGGCGGAGTGCCACGACCGAGCTGGTCGCGCTGGCGCCAAAGGCGCCGTTTATAGGCCCCGAGCGCGCTTTCGATGGCAAGGACGCGCGCAAGTGGGAAACCGCCAATACCGAGAATTTCGGCTTTCTGGCCTATGGCGGCGACGTGCCGCCACAACGCCAAACCTTCGCCGGGGTGCCGGCCGGCGCGTTGCAAGAAGCACTGAACGCCAGCGACGACATGAAGGCCATCATGGGCCTGCATGACGCCAGCCTCGGCGCGCGGTCGAACGAGACCAGCGGCAAGGCGATCATGGCGCGGCAGAGGGAAGGCGACGTCTCGACGTTCCACTTCCTGGACAACCTGAGCCGCGCGATCCGCCACGGTGGCCAGATCATCATCGACCTGATCCCGCACGTCTATTCGGGGCCGAGGATTATCCGCACGATGGGCTGGGACGGCGGGACCAACGACGTGCGGCTTGGTCAACCGGCGCAGCCGCCCCAACAGGCCGCGCCCGCCCAAGAGGGACAGCCGGAACAACCGGAATTCACGGGCGTCTTCGACCTGACCGTCGGCAAATATGACCTGGTTGTCGAGGCCGGGCCGAGTTTCACCACGCAACGCCAGGAATCGGCGGAACAAATGATGGAACTGCTGCGCGTGTTCCCTCAAGCCGCACCAGTGATCGGCGACCTGTTGGCTAAGAACCTGGATTGGCCGGGGGCCGACGAGATCGCCGAACGCTTGAAGGCGCTGCTACCGGGCGCGCAGGGTGGCGACGACCCACGCTTGGCGCAGATGGGCCAAATGTTGCAAGCCATGCAGGCCGAACTCGAGAAACTAAAAGCGGACCAGGCCATCGACGCCAAGAAGGTCGATGTCGATGCCTATGAGGCCGAAACCGGGCGGATCAAGGCGCTGGGCGATGTGGGGAAAAATGTTTTCGACGCCATGTCCCCGCCTGGCCCCTACGACTGATTTATGAGCAGGGGGTGCGGAGAGGGGTCTAAAAGTACCTCTGCTCACCCCCTAGCTGGCTTCGCCGCAGAACACACTAAGAACCAACCGCCTCCAGGCGGTTTTTTCATGTCACCAACCTGACGGAGTGACCGATGACCGACGAACTGTTGACCGAGCCGACCCCTACCCCCGCACCAGCGGAAACCGAGGGCGAGGCCGCCACTGACGATGCGATAGAGCCGCCGTCCGACACCGAAACGCCGACCGAAGCCGACGCGGAAGCCGAGGCCAAGCCGGGAGACGATGAGGCCGAGGGCGAGAAGGCGCCGGAAATCGTCACGATCAACATAGACGGGACGGCCTACGAAGTGCCGAAGGCGCTCGAAGGCCGGTTCATGATGCGCAAGGATTACACACAGAAGACCCAGGAAGTCGCCGAACAGCGCCGGACAGTGGAGGGGGATCGCACCGCGGTGGACGCGGATCGACAAGCCTTCGGCCAGCACGTCCAGACGCAACATGCGCTCATTGGAGAGATCGCCGACCTGCGCGGTGTTGAACAGCAGTTGGCGCAATATGACAAAGTAAATTGGGATCAAGTCAGGTTAAATAATCCCGAGCAACACGAAGAACATTTTCCACGGTTCATGCTTCTCCGTGATCAACACCAGCAACTCTCGAACCGTGTGCAGGCCAAGCAACAGGAAGTGACTCAAGAGGCGGAGCGCGAGAGCGCCAAGCGCCTTAATGACGCCCGCTCCTATGCAGCCAAGGAAATTCCAGACTGGAGCCCCGAACGAGAGACGAAGATTGCGGAGTTCGCAAAGAGCGAGGGCGTGTCGGCGGAGGAAATCCGTTCCGTTGCCGGCAACAATCCCGCCGTTCTCAAGATTCTCAACCTCGCCTACCTGGGCAAACAGTTCCTCGACAAACAGCGCGCCGCAGCGAAGCCCCTACCGAAGACGGTGACTCCGATCACCAAGGTCGGCGGTGGCGGCCAAGCATCGTCTGGACCGGCTGACAAACAGTCGATGGATGCCTGGATGAAAGCGCGCAATCAGCAAGCAGGGCGCCAATGATGCCCCCAAACCCATAGGAGACGACAGTGGCCAATACCATTCTCACGCCGACTGCCGTGACCCGAGAAGCGCTTAGGATTCTTCATCAGAAGTGCAACTTCATCGGCACGATCAATCGGCAATACGACAGCTCATACGCCAAATCTGGCGCCAAGATCGGCGATAGCCTGAAGATTCGGCTTCCGAATCAATACACCGTTTCGACCGGGCCGACCTTGCAGGTTCAGGCAACGGCCGAAACCAGCGTCACGCTGCAAATCGCGACGCAAAAGCATGTCGATATGTCCTTTAGCTCCGACGAGCTGACCCTGGACCTCGACGACTTCTCCAAGCGCATCCTCGACCCGGCGATTTCGGTGCTCGCGGCGGCGATGGAGAGCGACGCCTATTCGATGTATAAAGACGTCTACAACATGGTCGACAACGACGCCGCGGCGCTCACGTTCAAGAACGTCATGCAGGGCCGTCAGAAGCTCAACGACAACCTGGCACCCATGGACAACAACCGAACGGCGATGCTGTCCACCGGCCATCAGGTGACGATCGTCGATGCCCTCAAGGGCCTGTTCCACGACGACAAGGCCGTGACCAAGCAATACCGTGAGGGCAAGATGGGCCGCACGGCCGGCTTTGACTGGTACGAGAACACACATGTCCTCGATCACACTACCGGCACCGCGGAAGAGACGACCGCCTATGTGATGGACGGCGCCGGTAGCGACGGCGCGGCGCTCACGGTTGACACCGGCTCGACCACGTTCTTGGTCGGTGACGTGATTACCATTGCCGGCGTGAATCGCGTGCATTCCGAGACCAAGGTCGATACGGGTCTCTTGCAGCAGTTCGTGATTACGGCGAACTCGGGGGCGAGTGCCACGGAGTTGGCCATCTCCCCGTCCATCGTCTCAACCGGCGCGCGTCAGAATGTTTCTAACGTGCCCGGCGACGGCGTGGCGATCGTGAAGATCGGGGCCGGGGCGAACGAGACGGTGAATAGCTCGATGGTCTATCACAAGGATTCCTTCGCCCTCGCGACGGCTGATCTT